CATCTCTTCTCTCACCTATTGTTTCACTAAAGAACCCTCTGCGTTGAGGGAAAGCAACTTCATAGCACTCTTCAAACAAATCTTTAAACTGATCTTTAATACCAGTTGCTTTTTCATAACGACTTAATAAAGACTTAATATTTTCATCCGCTGAAAAATTAGGATCAACTATATTCATATACTTATCCTTTAACCCCTATACCCACGACCACCAAATTGACCTGTAATTAAAGATCGTCTGCCCATTGTGCCTGATCTTCTTCTTTGACGAACAGCCCTTTGCAGTTGTTGTTCTTTACGCTTACGAGTTTCCATCTTTTCTTTTTCAGATGCACCCTTAACTTCTTGAAAAGTTTCTTCTTGTATTTCAGATATAGCTTGTGTTGTTCCACCCATAGACGCAAGTGTTTCATCAAGACTTGTTGTTGTAGCAGCAGCCGTATCTTCAGCTTGGACTTTATCTAAATTACTAGCTTTTATATCTTCTGTTTTTGAAAGTATTGTAGCTGTATTGGCTTGAATCCTTTTTGTTTCTGCATTGAGTCTTGCAATCTCAGCACGTGCTTCTTCTTCTGTCATTGACTCACCTGTTGCAGAATTAATTATTCCTTTTGGTGCTCTTCTTCTTTTTTTACACATGGTTACATCCTCGACCAAAATGATTTACGTTGAACAGTTGGCTTGCGATTAAACACATCAAATCCTGTACGAGCTTGAAAAGGCATTGCCATCTTTTGGTTATTCATAAGACTTCTACCTTCCCCTGCACCAATAAGTAAGTACTGCAAAGCATCGTGTATGTGTGAATACATATTCTTTTCGGGCTTAACATCATATCGTTCCCCAGAGGCTTGTATTCTTTTGTAGGCATAACCACCTTCAAAACCCTTTATCAGACTTGGGCATCGTCGGTCAACTAAAAAAGCAGACTTACCATCTGCCATCTTGTTTAACTGAGAGGTAACAGACTCCAATCTTAAGTCAACACTATTGCTTGGAGCAGGTGTTGCTCGCAGTCCTGCACCTCTTAATATTTGAAATGGTGTACTTTCATCTGTCTGTGCTCTAAAGTCTCCTGCAGGATCGCCATATATAAGAACTTCCAAATCACTAAACCGTGTTGCTATCTCTTGTCTAAGAAGTTCTGAGAAACGAACTATCCCCATATCAATAGCTACAATCTCTGACTGTATGAGCCATCGACCTCTTACCTTCTGACCAAATACAGCAGCAGGAGTTAAACCAAAGTCAACTCCAATATACAAAGGAACACCAACAGCTATAGGTATTTCTTCTGTAGCCACATGAGTTTCAGTAACAAAGTGTGGATACACAGGCTTACCTTCCTGTATAGTTCCAAGTCTATTCATAACATAAACATCTATCCAACTCTTAGTTTTTCCTTTTACTAAGTTGGGATAATATGTCTTGAGCATATTCTTTTTGTTTTCTGCTTTGTTGCTTTCAAGATAATCATCTATAGAACCTTCGTCCGTTAGCTTTTCCTCCATAGCAGGGGGCTGAGAATAGAAGCTCCAGTTGTCAGGCTTTACCAACATACGTGCTTGTTCAATAGGAATGTGATCTGGTATTGGAACTTCTCCAGACATTATAGGCCACCAATGATCTTCTTCTGGTGCGTTGGTATCTGCAATAACTCCTGACCAACTTGGTCCACCTTCTCGCATGGAAGGGAATCGACCCACTCTCATAGTACACGCATCAATAATACTCTTAGGTATTTCTCTTGCTTCGTTAATCCATATGCCAGTAAGTTCTAATGATAGAAGTTTCTTAACATCCTCTGGTCGATCAAGGGCTAAGAACAAAACCTCCATATCCAAATCGGCTTTCTTAATGTGATGCGTAAATGGCACAGACCACATAAACTTTCCCCACTCTTCTTCGGGAAACCAATCAAGCCAAGTCTTTATTGTGGTGGTTCTTAACTGAGGATTGGTGTTTCGTATAATCGCCCATCGGCTTCTACGCACTCCATCCTTATTTGGTTTTTGCATTATTGATCTGCGGAAGACTTCAACACAGCAACTAACAGACTTGCCACTGCCTACTGGTCCTCTTATGCCACGAAAGAAAGTATCATCACGCATGAAGTCTTTAAGCACCTGACCATCAGGCTTGTACTTAAATTCTATCAACCCGATAGTCCTTACCTATTTTCTCTAGCTTATCTAAAGTGGAAGGGGCTAGGGAGGAGATTAACTTGTCAGCTTCATAATCAGTACAGAACTCTTTCGGAAAATGTTTCATGTGTACCTGTTTTACCACAGTCCTAAGAATGCTTCTATCTTCTTTAGATAGTTTATGAAGCCAAGCCATTAACTTACCTTTCTATAACGAGCCGTCTTCTTAGAAATAGAATCAGGCTGCTTGGATACTTGCTTGCCCTTACGCATGGCTGCTCTCTTCTTGCGTGTGGTTCTGCGATACTCTTCATCACTTAAAGCATTAATAGCTTTCTCTGGTAAGTATCTCTCCCCAGTTTTTAAAGATGGTTTGCCAGACTTGGTTTTCCACTTCTGATCTGACCATGCCTTTAAACTCCGCTGTGGTTTCTTCATGACTTATAACCACCACCCTTTTTCTTATAAGCCCTTGCTAATAACTGAGCCTTACGTGCTGACCATTGACCTGCATTGCCACCCTTTGTGCCACTCTTTATCTGGCTAAACAATCTCTTACGCATTGCAGGTTTGGTGTAATTACCAGAAGCATTAACTGCCATTATTTATACCTATTATTTATTATTTACGAATAATATCACCATTAGTTACACTTATATCAAATACATCTTCGTATGCTCGTGATGGATTTGATCCATCTTTTCTATACTGCATATACAATTTGAAAGCTTTTTCAGTATTAATAAACGTACCACCAAATAACTTTTTCTTTAAATCATCACTTACACCTGCGACTTCAACAGCTTTTAAATCTTTGGCAGATGCTGTTGGCTTCTTTGCTTTACTTGCTTTCTTAGCAGCAGATCGAGCAGTTACTTTTGGATCAACAGCCATTACTTCTTACTTGCCATAATTTTCTTTTGCAAAGAAGCAGGTAACTTCTTCTGGGCAGCTGTCATTTTCTTAGCACCATTCTTAGCAGGTGGTCTGCCTTTCTTACTTCCGTACGTCCCTTTACCCATCGGCATATCAATACTCCTTATGCTTTTGCTTTGTTTCGTTTGCTAATCGCTCTTGCTTTCTTTACTGCATCGGCTTTACTACTTGCTCCCCACACTCTGAGGCTGAGAAGCAATCTTGTTGGCTTTCCCTTTGCATCTTTCTCTGGACCACGCATCTTACCCATGCGAGCTAAGAAGGAAGCACGACGAGGATTATCACCACTCTTAACAGGTGCTTTCATACCAGTGCCTTCACGACCCTTAGCATTTAACCCACCCTTGGGGTTCTTTCCTTCTGATCTAGTCCATGCAGGTGTTGCCATGTTTTTACCTTTACAGTAAAAATATATTTTTGAAAAGCTTTTTTAACAAATAATGTGAGGGGTAGAGAACTAGCTACTCGATACCTCTCTGTTTTTAACCCACCCTCACTAGATACGAAGCATGGATAAACATTAATTCCCATGTAGCACAGAGTATTAACCTAAATCAATAGACACCTTAATATCACCTTGATGCAAATGCAGATGTTTATCTGGTGCTTTGAATCCTGCTCTGTCTAATATATCCTTACTCGCTTCCAACTGAACGTACTCACTCTTAGCCCCTTGAGCAAGTCTCACAAGCTTACTGCTAGCAATCGTAGCATTCATTCCTATACTATCCTGTATACATCTCATCATATACTCTTGAACGTGTGGAACCTTTAACGCCTTGCTAGCAGTGACTCTACCACTATCTCCACTTGCATATCCTGCTATCTTCGCAGCTTCTGTTATACTACAACCTGTCGCTACGAGTGTATCAACTAACTTACTCTGTTTATCCGTTAACTTAACTAATTGGTTCATACTAGAGATCCCCCCTTACCCCCCTTATGGACTATGTCAAAAGCACGTGTCAAGACGTAACTTTGCAACAAGTGTAGTATTAACGCATCTTAACGCAGGAAGGCAAGCAACCAGTAAGTATATCTTCTCCAGAAGACACTCGCTTCTTAGCCACTGTTGCGTCACCTAGTTGTGTTATAAGTTCAGACATATCTGCCAATCCGTGTTCTCTCACACCTACTTTGTAACCGCAAGATCAAGCTCGCCCTGCTCGTCACTTCGTGAATCTTGCTGTCACACAAGCGACCAAGAGGTCGAAGAAGCTGTGTCTAACTCTCCTTGTCAGATACGTCTGACTTAATTTAAACACAACTAGGAGACTTACAATGTCTAATACACTCGCATCATCTTACAAAGATATACTTACTGGTTACTCACCTTTTGAATATAATCAACAAGTTCGCAACTTAACTTACAATGCTCACAGAGCTATGAATCAAACTATCGAGTCAGATCGATTTGAAGGTCTTAAACAGAGATATGATAGGATGCAGACTATACATCAAGATAATGAGACAAATGGTATAGCTGATACTAATCCTACTAAGTACAATAGAGATGGTGATAATGCACATGACGCATTTGTAAATTACCGCAAGCAATTAGAAGTTATTGCAACTCTCAATGCACTTTACAAAGAAGCATTTGGTAAAAAGTACGAGCATAACGCACCTGCAAAGAAAGTTGTTGCAAAAGACTTCTCTCACCTCAAAGCCTCTTAGGAGGCACAAGGACAGGCTTAACAGTCTGTCCTTTTTTTATGCTCATCGCATCTGTGGTGAGTGTAAGAAAAGGACATACAATTAACAATGGAGGTAACAATGACCAGACAGACTGAGGAGATTATTATTGCGGTGTGTATCTGTGTATTCTTTTCGTAGGATTATGCGGTGTACATTATCAATGGTGGTAGAAGCTATCAAAAAAATTCATTTGATTTTTATTTTATTAACAAGTAAGCTAGTTCAACATAAACTTTCATACCAAAGGAGAACAGTATGAATATCATGCCTACAAATTTTGATCGGCAGTTTAAAGACTATGTATCTTTAAATGATGTCATTAATAGTCCAAGAATCAAAGAAGCAATGGATGCGAACGTAGTTAAATGGGAACTTCTTGATCCTATTACTAAGGAAGCAAGCACAGATTCATGGGCTTATTACAATAAAGAAACAGGTAAAAGAATCTGTAACACTACAGCTACACATACCATTGGTGATGCAACTCACGGTGAAGCAATACCAAGATGGATGGAAGCTGTCGAGCGTACAGATAAAGATGCAAAGTTTCGTATCAATCATGCAGATGATTCATCTAAGATACAGCTGACTGCATGGCTACCCAATCAAACATACAATGTTAAGTCACTAAAGGTAGGTGATGACATAGGTATGTTTGCTTTGTATCGCAACGCATACGATAGTATGTGGTCACTGCAAACAAACGTACATCAGAAACGTATCCTATGTATGAATGGTATGGTTGCTGTTGATAAGATTGCAGGTACAACTCAGAAGCACAAAGGGAATATCAATGCAGGTATTGGTATCAACACCATGCAAATGGGAGCAGATACATTCTTAGCTAACAAAGATTTGTACAACAACTGGTGCAATGAACGGATAGCATTTGAAGATGCAGAGATTGTCTTGAATAAATTATGCAAAGACAAGCACACCTACACAGTCAAGTACAAAGATGACACCAACAAAAGCAAGTTGGAAAATCTTATGCGTATCTATCGTGACCAAGTTCAAGAGCTTGGAGATAACAAGTGGGCTTTATATAATGCTTTGACCTTCTGGGCATCGCATCCCGATAAGACAGGTGATGCACGACAATCCACTCTCAATGATGGAGCTAAACTTATCAATGCTTCTGATCGTAGAGATGCACAGGTCGCTGCTTTACTACGCAAAACCAACAACTTAGAACTCGTAGGTTAATAAATCCGATTAATTAACCTACGACATTAGTGCCACAACCCCCTATATTGTGGCACTATTTATCCAACCGCATAGCAAAGGAGAACACTATGCCAATACCAATGAACGATAAACTGTTAGAACAGATCAGACAGATTGCATCACAAGTGCCAACTGTATCTATTAATGTAGCTGTATTGCAGACTGCACTTGCTAATCTTGATTCGCCTCAAGCTATCGAAGCTTTTGTTTCTATCATACCAGATCATGCGTTTCCTGATTCATTTCCCAAGCAAAAAATAGTTGCACTTGCAATCAACAAATGGGAAAGTTTCTATTCAACTCATATCAATGAGATGGAATCCAAATATAAATATAACAAGGGAGACACACACCCATGATACTTGAGCAGTACTACCAATCCTATTACAGCAACGAAACTCAGAATATAATTAAGAAACTACCAACTGAGTATGTTAATATGATTGCAGAAAAGTTTAACCAATGGTCGACAGAGATAGAAAGGGAACGGTTTAAGAAAGGACTGAGAAAGTTACCACTCCCTGCCGACCAAGGCACACACTTTGGTGCATACTTAAACGGAAACCAAGGTCGTAAAGACCATCGTATTGTAACTATACTCAATCAATACAATAGCTTAACAGCAAAACAAATTGCAAAGTTATTAAAAGAACCTGCTTCAAGTGTACGTTCTAAACTTTATCATGCTGTTAAACGAGGGGATGTGGTTAAATTAATGCCACCTCCAAATACCAAGCAGCGTTATGATATTACAATCTACGCTTTACCCGAAACCTTTACACAGGAGAACACACATGGGATATAATGAAGAAGGTATAGGCTATCAAAAAACTGACACAAGCAAAGAAGCTGCTCAGTTTAATAAAGAAGGTAAGCTTACTATAAGAGAGCAAGTAAAGACTTTGTTTAAAGAAGGTCTTAAACTTACAAGTGAAGAAGTGTGTCACATTTTATCGAAAGATAAAGTATCCGTTCAACCAAGATTAACAGAACTAAAGAACGATGGTTACTTACAAGACAGTGGTGATAGACGTTTAGGAAAATGGGGAACAAACATAATTGTTTGGGAATACAAATGACTGAGCAGGACATAGAGCAAGCAATCATAGCTGCATTCAAGAAGTATTTCAATGAACGATAAAGTCAGAGAATGTTATGCGTGTGGATCACGCTCAATCTATTGGCTTGATATGCAGGTGGATATGAAGCCACCTGTGTACCAAACAA